ACCCCGCCTCCCTGGGGGATCGCACCGAGATGAGCGTCGCCGTTGCCCTCACCCCCGAGGAGCAGATGCAGGAGGCGCAGATGCTGCTGAGCCTCGACCAGCAGTTCACCATGAACCCGAACGACCCCACCCTCGGTGGGCTCTACGGCCAGCAGCAGCGCCACGCGATGCTCAGCCGCGCCTTTGAGCTGATGAACATCAAGGGCGGCTCCCAGTACCTGGCCGACCCGAACTCGCCTGAGTTCCAGCAGATGCAGCAACAGCAGGCCGAGGAAGCCCAGATGGCTCAGGCCCGTGCGGAGGAGGTCGAGAAGTTCCAGGCCGGCATGACCGCACGCCAGGTGGCCGTGATGGAGGGCCAGCTTGAGCTAGAGGTCCTGAAAGAGCAGAACCGCATGATGCTGGAGATGCAGAAGCAGGAGTTTGAAGAAGAGACCGAGGAGTCCCGCCTGGTCATGGAGGCGGAGAAGACCAAGCACGATATGCGGATGCGGGATGCGGAGTTGCAGCTTGAGCGCAGCCAGAACCGTAACGTGAGCATCGGGAGCTAACGTGAGCAAGTACGACAAGTGGATCGAGTACAACTTAAAGAGGCGGGAGCGGCAGCGGTCTAAGGACCGCGCCGACGGCCTCAGAGAGTACCTGGCGTACCGGGAGGCTAAGAAAGCTCCCGTGCCCGAGGTGAAGAAGCCGGCGCGAGCCGGGAAACCTAAACGAAACCAACCAGACGATTGGAGTTTCCTCGATGAGTGAACAAACCGACCAGGCCATTGACACCCGCGAATTTGGCGAAGTCCAGCGCGAGGCGGAGGCCGCAGCCGCAATGTTGAACAGTGAGGTGTTCAACATCGCTTTCCAAAGCATGAACCGTCAGATCATTGACCAGATTCTCACCAGCCCGCCTGAGGCGCATGAGGAGCGTGAACGGCTCTACATGATGTTCAAGGCGGGCCAGGTCTTTGTGCAGCAGTTTGCCACCATGATTAACAACCTAGAGTTGCGCAAACAACAGCAAGAACACTAAAATTAGGAGTGCAGTGCTATGGCAGACGAACAACCCGTCGCGGACTCAACGCCAAGCGAGATTGATCGACTAACCGCCCTGCTGGTCTCTGAAGAAGAGGTAGCCGGCGAGGCGGGCGAAGATCAAGAGGTCTCTGGTGAGACCGACATTGAAGTAGCGGACGAGGTGGAAGCCGATGAAGGCTCGGAGGAGGTCGAAGACCCAACCGAGGAGCCGGAGGAAGAAACCGAGGAGGAGCAACCCCAAACCTTTGAGGTGGACGGGCAGGAAGTTTCGCTCGATGAGCTGAAGCTGGGCTATCTCCGACAATCCGACTACACGCGGAAGACGCAAGCGGCGGCGGAACAGCGTAAGGCTGCTGAAGCACAGCAGCAAAACTACGAATCCTCCCTCCAAGCTCTTCTCGCCGCTGCCGGTGCCGACCTGTCGCGTTTCCAAAACGTGAACTGGGAAGGGCTGGCGGTACAAGACCCTGGCCAGTACCAGCAGGCGAAGGCGATGTACGAGCAGGCTCAGTCAACCTATAACCTCATCCGAGGCCAGGCTGAGAGCCACATGACACAGATGCAGGAGCGCGCCCAGGCAGAGCTAAAGCAGCGAGCCTCGGAGAGCTTAGGCATCCTGAAGTCCACGATCCCGAACTGGTCTAACGACCTGTATTACGAGATTGGGGACTACGCCCAGAAGGAGTTGGGCGTGTCCAGCGATGAGTTCAACAACATCGCTGACCATCGCTCCATTACCGCCATGTGGAAAGCCATGCAGTACGACAGGGCAAAAACGGTGACGACCGAGAAGAAGGTCAAGGCGTCGCCACAAAAAACTTTGTCGGGCTCCAAGGCTGACGCGAACAAGGTGAACTCTAGCGAGAGCTACCGCAAGGCGCGGGACAATCTCCGCAAGACTGGCTCCATGGACGCGGCAGTACAGGCCCTCTTGAATCGTAAGGGGTAATTCTCATGGCCAACGTAACTGGCACTTACAAGACCTATGATCAGGTCGGTAAGAAAGAAGACATCGAAGACATCATCTACGACATTTCTCCGACGGATACGCCGTTCATGTCGTCCATTGGTGCTTCGACCGCTAACGCAACCCTGCACCAGTGGCAGGAAGACAGCCTCGCAGCAGCAGCCGCTAACGCCGCTGTTGAAGGCGCTGATGCTGGCACCTCCTCGGTCGATACGACCACCATCAAGACCAACAACACGCAAATCTTTACGAAGGTTGTGCAGGTCTCCGGCACCGCCGAGGCAGTTGGCAAGTATGGCCGCTCCAGCGAACTGGCTTACCAGATCGCTAAGAAGGGCAAGGAAATGAAGCGCGACATCGAGTTCGCCTTCGTTGGTGCCAAGCAGGCAGGCGCAGCAGGCGACGGTTCCACCGCCCGCCAGCTCACCTCCTACCACGGCCAGATCGCAGCAGCGACGACCAACGATAACTCCGGCACCAACCGGACGTTCACCGAGGCGATCCTGCTCGACAACCTCCAGGCCGTGTACGAGGAGGGTGGCAACCCCAACCAGCTCCAGGTGACGCCGTCTCACAGCGTGATCGTGGCTGAGTTTGCCGCTGCCTCTGGTCGTCGCCGTGACTTCGGCGAAGGCCGTCGTCTGGTGAACGCGGTGGACATCTACGTTTCGCCCTTCGGCGAAGTGTCTGTTGTCGCTAACCGCTTCCTTGACGCTAACAGCGCCCTGGTTGTGGACACCGAGTATTGGTCCCGTGCAGTGCTGCGTCCGATGCAGACCATCGTTCTGTCGAAGACCGGCGACAGCGACAAGCGTCAAATGCTCACCGAGCTGACCCTTGTCTGCGAAAACTCCAAGGCCTCTGGCCTGATCGACGACCTGACCGCCTAAGTGCGGTTCTGAGGGGCGGCCCTTCGGGGTCGCCCCTTCTCCGCTAAGAGGTGGCTGATGTCTGAACTACGAGAAAAGATCGTCCTCGACCGCACTGAGGACAAGCTGCACATCGCGCATGAGCAGGATGTCTCTGACATCTTGGACGCCAACCGCGCGAGCGCGGCCGCCAAAGACAAGCACGCCAAGTGGAACGACTTTGAGCGTGTGGCCAGTATTCCGGCCGTGGTCGTTATGGAGTGGATGAAGGAGGGCATCAACGTGATGGCCCCCAACGCCGACGACAAGCGACGCATGAAGGCCAAACTCAACTCCCCTGAATATGCGTACCTGCGCACGCGAGGTGGCCGGCTATGAGCCTATCAACCTACAGCGGTTTGAAGGCGTCTGTCGCCAACTGGCTCAACCGCACCGACCTCACCACCGAGATCGTGGACTTCATCGAGCTAGCGGAGAACCGCATCTCGCATGAGCTGCGCATCCCCGCGATGGAGAAGACGATCCTCCTGAACGTGAACAGTGACGGTTACGCAACGCTGCCCAGCGACTTCCTTGAAGCCAAGGACATCTTTTGGAACTACGAGCCACTGGACCGCATCACTCCGGCGCAGCTTTACCGCATGGTGGATCGCAGCGGTGTGGCCCCGGAGTTCTATGCCCGGGAGACCTACCGGCTGAAGTTCTACCCCACGCCGACGGTCACCGCCTCTGATGAGATGCGGATGATCTACTACTTCGACCCGGGTCGCCTGACTGACGCGGCGCCTACGAATGTCCTGCTTTCCACGGCCCCCGAGCTTTTCCTGTTTGGCGCGCTTGTCCAGGCTGCTGTGTTTCTCGGCACCGACCTCGCGCAAAAGGACGCCTGGGAGGCCGAGTACCAGACCGCGCTTGCGCGGCTGACCAAGCACGCCCGCGAGGCAGAGTTCGCAGGCGGCACCCCCATGGTTCAATCAGGGTACTAAACGATGCCTAGCTTTTATGGTGAGAACCCGCCCGACACCGAGGTCGGAAGCACTGACGCCACCGAGAGCCAAATCTCTGAAGACGCGGTGACCGAGACAGATACCTCTGGCGGTTTTTACCAGGGCAGCCCTGAGCAGACGACGACTGAGGCCTATGAGGCTGACGCCCGCACCGCGCGTGACGCAGCCCTAGCCGCCCAGGAGGCGGCTGAGGACGCCCAAGCAGCCGCTGAGGCGTCAGAGTCCGCTGCGTCCAGCAGCGAGTCCAACGCGGCGTCTAGCCAGTCTGCGGCCGCTACGTCGGCCACCAACGCATCTAACAGCGCGTCGGCTGCGGCCGGTAGCGCGACCACGGCTGCCACTCAGGCCAGCAACGCGGCTAGCTCTGCGACGGCTGCCGCCAGCAGCGCGTCGGCTGCGGCCAGCTCTGAGTCGGCCGCTGCGTCAAGCCAAAGCGCGGCAGCATCCAGCCAGACCGCTGCCGCTGGCAGTGCGACTGCCGCTGCATCTAGCGCCGGCACGGCCAGCACCAAGGCCAGCGAGGCTGCGACGTCGGCTACCAACGCTGCCGCCAGTGAGTCTGCGGCTGCATCGAGCGAGTCGAACGCCTCGACCTCGGCAAGCCAGGCGGCCACCTCTGCTACGAACGCTGCCGCCAGCGAGTCCGCTGCGGCGTCATCCGAGACCAACGCGGCTAGCTCTGCCAGCGCCGCGAGCACGTCCGCGTCTAACGCGGCCAGCTCCGCCAGCGCTGCGTCATCGAGCGCGACGGCTGCGGCGTCCTCGGCGTCGTCTGCGTCCACCAGTGCGACCGCTGCCGGCTCGGCCCGGGATGCGGCCCTGGCTGCGCTCGACAGCTTCGACGACCGCTACCTGGGGCAGAAAAGCAGCGATCCGAGCCTAGATAACGACGGCAACGCCCTGGTGGCTGGTGCGCTGTACTTCGACACTGTGAACACGGTGATGAAGGTCTACGACGGCAGCCAGTGGCTTGCGGCCTATGCCTCGGTGTCTGGTGCGCTGCTTGCGATCAACAACCTCGACGACGTGTCGAACACGGCCACGGCCCGGAGCAACCTGGGACTGGGGACGGCGGCAGAGCAGAACGTGGGCTATTTCGCCACGGCGGCGCAGGGCTCTCTGGCTGACAGCGCGCTCCAGAACGGCGACAACGTGTCGGTGCTGACCAACGACTCTGGCTACCTGACGGGGAACGAGACGATCACCCTGACGGGCGACGTGAGCGGGTCGGGCACCACCTCGATCTCAGTCACCATCGCCGATGACAGCCACAACCACGTCATCAGCAACGTAGACGGCCTCCAGGCTGCGCTAGATGCTAAGCAAGACGCCAGCACCGCGCTGACCACCAGCAATTACAGCACCACCCTGGACGGTCGTTACTACACTGAGACTGAGGTGGGGACCTTTTTCTCCGGCGCATCGGCGATCACGGGGTACAACAAGACTAACTGGGACACCGCCTACGGCTGGGGCGATCACGGCGTTGAGGGTTATCTAACCGGCAACCAGACGATCACCCTCACCGGCGATGTCTCTGGCTCGGGGACGACCAGCATCGCGGTCACCATCGCCGACGACTCGCACAACCACGTTATCTCCAACGTCGATGGTTTGCAGTCTGCGCTGGACGCAAAGCTTGCCTCATCCTCCTACACCGCTGCTGACGTTCTGACAAAAATTAAGACGGTGGATGGCAGCGGCTCGGGGCTCGATGCTGACCTGCTCGATGGTCAGCACGCCTCGGCTTTCGCGGCAGCAGGGCATATCCACGGGCGTATCTATTCCGAAACAGGGACAACTTCAAACTACCTAGCGCTCAGCGCAACTAACGAGCTTGAGCTGTTTAATTCTAGCGGGGTTGTTCAAGACCTTTATTTGAATCACAGCGGAGGGGCAACCTCCCTGCGTGGACCCGCTGGTAGCTATGTGTGGACTTCAGGCAACGATGGCGCATCGTCAGGTCTCGACGCGGACCTCCTAGACGGGGTCCAAGGCTCTTCGTACCTGCGGTCTGACGCGAACGACACCGCCACCGGGCTAATCACGTTCTCCAACACGCTCGACGCTCAGATCACTCTTGATGGTTCTGGGACGACTTGGGCGGGTATCAAGTGGCAGGACGTAAACGGTTCCGACTACATTTGGTACAACGGGCAAAACAGCACGTTTGCTATCGGCGGTGGCGGGTCTAACGTCGCCGGTAAGAAGCTGCACGTTGATGGCGGAATGTCGGTAGGCTCCTCGGCGGACGCAACTGCTACTCCAACTGACGGGATTTACACCCAAGGCGGCATCTTCTCTGCTGCGCCTATCACTTATCGCTTAGCGACTCACTCATCAGGCGAAGCCTGGCATGACCAGATCCACCTTGGTCGCTACGACTTCCGCTACACGGCTAGCGGATTTCCAAATTACCTGCCCGGGGAAGCGTTTGGTATTCACGTTAATCGCAGCTCTGACGCCGCTTTCTTTGGTCTGGTGAGCCGTGGCGCAAACTCTAACGATTACAACTGTGTGATTGCCTGGGGCGACGACAGCCCAGACGATATTCTCCAGTTCCGCTTCAATAACTCGGTCAAAGCAACCTTAGATTACAACGCCAATTTTGTAGCCGTCGGATCACACAGAGCGCCTGTTTTTTACGACTACAACGACACCGGCTTCTACGTTGACCCGAACGGCACCTCTCTTTTAAGGACCGTCTACACCCAAAACAGCAACTATCACTTCCGCCCTCGCTACACTGATGGCACTGACAGCTACAGCGGCTCGTTCAACTGGTACGGGCTTCAGCTCGGGAATAACGGAACCAACTACATTGTCGCGGGAAGAACGGCTGCTGGCGGTCGGCTAGATATTTTCGTTAACAATACGAACGACTTCCCGTCTGTTAACGGTACACATTCTTCGCGTTTTGACAACGACGGCATTTTCTATAACTACTACAGCGTGCGCTCGCCGATCTTTTACGACTCCATTGACACCGCTTTTTATGTTGACCCAAACAGCACCAGCCGCATACGCAAGACGAATCTAGTCGCCTCCGGCTGGGGGTGGGATGACGGGCTGAACCTCTACTCGTATGACCAAACAAACCGCTGGAACCTGCTTGTTGATGGCGGTGCTAGCAATGCTTTTCGCGTTGCTTTCAATAACAGCGAAAAGTTTAACATCGCGACCAGCGGAGAAGCCTACCTCGTCGGCGGACTGCGCGCGGACATTTACTACGACCGAAACGACACCGCGTACTACGTTAACCCGGCGTCCAACGGCACTCGCGCTGGATACCTAAACGGCAATCTCTGGATTAACCCGAAAAGCGAATCCTATGGTGAAGGCATTGTGTTTAATATGCCCAGCCAAAGCACCTGGGGCGGGCTGCGATGGTACAGAAACGGTGCCGCTGGCTCGTACAACGGAAACTGGGCGTTTGGTTATTTTGGAAACGAAGCAAGTAACGATATTGGCTTCCATAACGGCACCAATGGGTGGCGTTTAGACCACTCTTTCCATTGCACAACCATTGGGTCTTTCCGCGCCCCGATCTTCTACGATTCCAACAACACCGGCTACTACGTTGACCCGGCTTCCGGCACCCGCCTTGGCGGCTTTGTAGGAATTGGTGGGTCGCCCGGTTCTGACGATGGAGGTTGGGGCGCTCGCTTAAATGTCGGTGGGGCACCCCACGCTCGTCTTGATGTCATTTGTCAGAACGACGGCATCGTCACCACTATGTACAGCCATCAAGGTCAGGGCGTAGGCAAGATCGGAACGATGTCGAACCACCCGCTTGCGCTTATGGCTCAGAACGCAAACATCGGCGGTTACGTCTATAGCGGGTCCCTTCGGTCGTCAATCTTCTACGACTACGACAGCACCGCGTACTACGTTAACCCGAACGGCACCTCTGTTCTCCATCAGGTTAACTGCGGAACAGGCACTAGCGACAAGAATGGCGAAGTAAGCCTTATCTTGAACGATGGCACGCTACTCATGCGCGCGTCCGGCGACAACTATCACAAGATTTGGTACTACGACGGGATTGCTTTTGGGACCAATAATAGCCACGGGCATTTTAGGTTTTACGGCGAGACCAATAGTCAAAGAGACTCCAACACGCCCGGCTACGCTCTCCGATTCGACATCGACGCAACGAACGGGAACTGCACCGCAGGGGGCAACGTCACCGCCTACTCGGACATCCGCCTCAAGGAAGGCATCGAGGTTATCCCCGAGGCGCTATCCAAGGTTCGTCAGATTCGGGGGGTGACATTCACTCGCAACGACCAAGACAACGAGCGCCGTCATGCCGGGGTGATCGCCCAGGAGGTGGAGGCTGTTCTCCCAGAGGTCGTTCACTACAACGAGGAAGCCGACGTTAAGACGGTCGCCTACGGAAACATGGTCGGGCTTCTCATCGAAGCCATCAAAGAGCAGCAAACCCAAATCGAAGCCATGGCGGCTGAGATCAAATCTCTGAAGGAGATGAAGCAATGAGCATGACCTACACTTGGAAAGTCACCGGCATCAAGATCAAGGACGAGGTGAACGCTGACGGCGCTACCCTGCCCAAGGCGATCTGTCAGACCTACTGGCAAAAGATCGGCACCGATTCCAACGGCAACGAGGGCACCTTCTCCGGCGCAACGCCGTTTAGCGCAGCCGAGGTGAGCGAGGGTGACTTCGTAGCCTTCGACAGCCTGGACGAGGACACGGTGCTGGGGTGGATCAAGGCGGTTGTCGTCGGCTCCTACGAGGAGCATGTCAACGGCATGATCCAGCGGCAGATCGACGATAAGGCTATCTCCGAGGCGACCATGCCCTGGGCTCCTGCTGAAGAGCTACCGGCAGCCTAATGGCTCTCCAAACGTCAGGCGCGATCTCGCTCGCCAACATTCAGAGCGAGTTTGGCGGTAGCAACCCCATTAGCATCTCCGAGTATTACGGGGCGGCTAGTGGGGTTCCTACGTCTGGGACTATTAGCCTGTCGAATTTCTACGGCAAATCCGCCGTGCAGTACAGCCTGACCTCGCCGCAGTTTTACTGGCTCACCGGGAGTCAGGGGAACAACATTTACTGGAACGGTTCCTACATCGGGGCGCCTTCCTCGTCCTCCACAACGAGCTTCAGCGCGGGCGGCTACACCTACACCCGGGGGTCGCTGAGAGACACGCAGACCTTCAAAAGCAACACGTTCTACTACTACGAGCTTTCCCGGTCATGATCACCATCGAAGAGATCACCTCAGTCGCGGGCAGCGAGTTCGACTCGCTCTTCTCCGCAAGCCTGCCCTACATGGAGGGCGGGACCTTCGACTGGGCGTTTCTTGGCAGCCCGACCACCGACGACGCGAAGCGCGAAGCGGTGCGTGCTCGGTTCCAAGAAATCATCGACATGCCCAAAACCAAGTGCGTGCTCTGGCGCAAGGACGGGCACGCGATCC